GGATAGAATGTTTGAGCGCATGATGGGTATGACGGGACACCGTTCACCTCTTGCAATGGTAGAGTCAACAATGGACAGGATGGAGTCGATGCTTAGCTCGATTCCAACCAACAGTGAAGAGTTCACGGTATGGAAGCTAACTCCTACGACGTATAGGACTGAAGTTCAAGAAGATGGTTCCATTCTGTTCAAAGTTGTTGAAGGCAAAAAAGATAATGGTTGGTCTGAAGAAGCAAAGGGACCTGACGTAGAGAAAAAGTGAGTTTACCAGAGATATCCAAAGATGTTTTTGCTGATACAAAAAATGCTGAAGCAGCCATCAAGTTTGCTCAATGGGCGCAAGGTGCAGAGTACGATCAAGTCGTTGCTGCATATGCTAAGTGTCATAGCGATCCCAATCTTGATGATACTTTTATTCGCACTCTCGGTCAGCTTGACAGGTATTATCTTGGTGTTTTCCTCTGTAACCGTCATGACATGCTTCATCCTTGGATATATGAAAGATGCCGTGAAGTCGAAAATGACAGAGATAGAAGACTCGATCTTTGGGCAAGGTTTCACTATAAAAGTACTATAATAACTTTTCTTGGTTGTGTTCAAGAAATATTATGTAATCCAGATATAACAATAGGTCTTTTATCTTTCTCTTCTAAGCAGGCTAAGCCATTTTTGCGGCAAGTTATGCAAGAGTTAGAAGCAAATGAAAAGCTTATTAACTTGTATCCAGATATATTGTACGAAAAACCTAGGCAGCAAGCTCCTAAATGGGCAGAAAATGAAGGTCTTTGCGTAAAAAGAAAGTCAAACCCTAAAGAGCAGACGGTAGAAGCTCACGGTTTGGTAGATGGACAGCCAACAGGTAGACACTTTTCGTTAATTATATACGATGATGTTGTTGTTCAGGAAAGTGTGTCAACTCCAGAGCAGATAGCAAAGACAACCACTCAGTGGGAGCTATCATTAAACCTTGGGTCTACACACAATCCAAGATATCAGTACGCAGGTACAAGATATTCCTACGGTGACACGTATGGAACAATTTTACAACGAGCAGCGGTAAAACCTCGTATACATCCAGCCACACACAACGGTCAAATGGATGGAGTACCAGTGTTCCTGATGGATGAGCGCTGGGAAGAGATTAAAAAAACAACTTCTACATACACTGTAGCTTGTCAGCAGTTACTAAATCCAATTGCTGGTAGTGATGTAGCGTTTAAATCAGAGTGGTGGAGAGAGTGGGAAGTAAGACCATATACTATGAATGTATATATTCTTGTTGATCCAGCTAGCTCAAAAAAGAAAGGGTCTAACCGTACAGCTATGTGCGTTGTCGGTGTTGATTCGTTCTATAATAAATATTTACTCGATGGAGTTTGTCACAGACTGAGTCTTTCAGAGCGTTGGGACTATTTAAAAAAGTTACGATCTAAATGGAAGATGGCTCCAGGAATTAGAGAAGTAAAAGTTGGGTATGAGAGGTATGGAGCTCAATCTGACATAGACCATTTTAAAGAAATGATGCGTATAGAGGGTCAAAACTTTCCTGTATACGAATTAAACTGGGTTGGTGGTGGAGGGTCACAATCCAAAAAGGATAGGATACAAAGATTAGAGCCTGATTTAAAAGACGGTTCATTTTTCTGGCCTTATCCAACAGACAAAAAAAGACTTACATCTTTGCAGTTAGACGTAAAAGACAGGAAGCAAGAGTTCCTTATGTCTAGAAAAATAATGCGTAAAGATGAGAGCGATGTTGTTTATGATTTAGCAAAATGGGTAAGAGATAACGAGTATAATCTTTTCCCTACAATTCACCCTGATTTTTTAGACGCATTATCAAGAATATACGATATTGACCCAACACCTCCAGTTATTCGCACTTATAGGAATCTGGAGCCAGAGGCAGAGGCAGCTTACTAATGGCAAGGACAAGGAGAATAGGAAGAAAAACTTATCAGCCTAGGCGTGTAGCCTATCGGATGAGTAACGGCAAAGCTTTCTATGAAAAGCAGCCTCGTGATATTCCATATGGAGTTCTCCCCTATGTTCAACCTACGTACTGGGTTGCAGGATATTGTGTGGATGATTAACTATGAACCATATTAAATATTTATTAGCAACTATAGCAGCATTTACTTTTGTTATGCTTGTTATTATGACCCCTGTTCTTGTTAAGGCTCAACAACCGCCTCCAGATGATATGTATGAGTTTGCTGTTCCAATGAACTTTATGTGTGTTGATTCTTTTGTTAGGATGATGGAGATTTTAGAAAAGGATTATCAAGAGATACCGATGCTAATTTCTCACCTTACTCCTAACATGAGCGTAATTCTATTTGTAAACTCTACATCCACAACGAGTACAGTTGTGGTAACTAAACGAACAAAAGAAAAAGAACAGGCTTGCATTGTTTTTGGTGGCTCCTCTAATGGTACATCGTTTTCTTTGAACCCTAATCCTTTATTTCCGGTAGAAACGTAATGACAGTACCACCATACTTAATAAGTGCAATTATATTTTTAATCGTTCAAACAACTACCGCAGTGTGGTGGGCTAGTAGTATATCAAGCGATGTTGCAATGCTTAAACGTGACAGAGATGACATGGCTATGATTATAGATAACTTAGATGTTTTATCCTATAGATTAGAAACATTAGAAAAAATGTTACAACGAGTGCTAGGCCCAGAGGCTAGGTAATGGCTGAAAGAAAACAAAAGTCAATACCAAAAACTACTACAGGAAAAAAACCTAACTTTAGAAAAACTAAATCAGGTGCGGGCATGACAAAAGCGGGAGTAGCCGCTCATCGCAAAGCAAATCCAGGATCTAAACTTAAGACAGCCGTAACAGGAAGCCCTAAGAAAGGTTCTAAAGACGCTAAAAGAAGAAAGTCTTATTGCGCTAGATCAGCAGGGCAATTAAAAAATTCTAGCGCTAAAACAAGAAATGATCCTGATTCAAGAATACGTCAAGCACGACGAAGGTGGAAATGCTAATGGCTAAGAAAGGCTTGTATGCAAATATTCATGCTAAAAGAAAAAGAATTAAAGCAGGGTCAAATGAAAAAATGAGAAAGCCTGGAAGCAAGGGAGCGCCTACAGATAAATCATTTAAACGTTCAGCCAAAACAGCAAAGAAAAAATGAAACATCTTAAGGAAAACAATGAATCATATCTGCAACACTTACGAAAAGCAATGTCTATATCTGGGCTTATGCTGGTTGGGAGTGCTACTGCTTTCGCTCACAGCATTGCACCATTTGTGGCAGTAAATACTACAAGTAAGATTTGCAGTAAAGTTAGAGATAAACTAGAACACAGGAGATGTGTATGTGGGAAAATATAGTAAAAACTTGGAACGCTCTAGATCGAAGAGTAAAAATAGTAATTGTAATCGTAGCAGGATTGGCTATCTTATCCGCAATCTTTGGATCGCCCTCACCATCAGTTCCTGTACAGTAATAGCTGGATGCCAGACTCTAAAGGAATCGACAGTGGTAGCGACGGGGTCAGCAATAGGTGCGGGTGTTGGGACTGCGATCAGTGGGGGTGTAGGTGCGCCGATACTGGGAGCCATGACGGGTGCCTTTGTGACCGATGTAGCGACGGAGGTTTTGACAACAGGACAAGAGCCTCAGACTATTATCAAGGCGCCTGATAACTTTTTTACTTTGCTTCATAAAATGGTAGAAATAGGTGGGTGGGCTTTAGTATTAATATTCGTATTGCCTATGATATTAGGATGGGCTTTACCAGGCCCAACAAAATTAAATAGAAAAAAAAATGATTAGCAAATACGCAGCATCCATATTGTTTTGTTTTTTTGTAAGCGCAGGATTTATTACTGTTGTTGCTGATTATAAAAGCACATTCTTAATAGGTGCTTCTCAGTATAGTACATTATCTTGGCTTTCAGATGGATCAAATAATATCTGGCGAGAAAAGGTAATAGAAAAATTAAAGTTGAATGGTGATACCCATGCGGATGTCATGGCTAGAAACCATGATCCAATGTTTAAGGTAGTTGACGGTGTTAATAGAGTTTCTTGGCGTGATCGTCTTAATAAGTTGCGTGATAAAAATTTGGCTCCTGTAATGTGGCTAATATCTGATGATAGCCCTCAAGTTTACAAGCAAGGACTACAAAATCAGATAGACTACCAGAACAAAGTAGTGGATGCAGTAGATGATTTAGTTAGTCACTATGTTGTCTGCCTTGAGTGCGATGAGTATTACTCGGCACAAGAGGTTAGCGTTCTTATACAGAACCTTAGAAAGAAAGGTGTTAATAAGCCTATTGGAGTCCACCTAACACCAGGAGTAAAACCTGAATATTACAAAGATGCAGATGTTATTTATTTGCAAACTGGTTTTAATCTAAGTGAGTCACAGTTCAGAAAAAGAATTGAAGAAGCACTTCGGCTTGGTAAGCCCGTTGTCGTATCTGAGTACAACCTCAACGGAACGAGTGCGCTGGCAAAGAGGTATGGAGACATTGCTTGCTCGTACAAGGGAGTTGTGGGAACAGGAAATGGCAGAGGATCAGCAACCTGCGAAACAATGCAGTGGGATCAAGGACAAACAACAAAGTCCGAATGGGAAAGATGGGAAGACTTTGTAAAGAAAAACGATGATGAATTATATGTATTTGCATTAGCACTGGTTACTATTAGTGCAGCTAATTTAATTGATCTTCCTTTTATGGCTACATTTAACTATGCTTCTGAAAACTACTATGAATTAATGTTACTTAGACCTATTACTGAAACCATAGATGCTGGCGTAACTATAAGAGATAATGGAAAAGTAATGGCTTTTGGTAATTGGAGATTTAAATAAATGGCAAATTTAACATTAAGGCAAACAAAAGGTAGCCCTCTTACGTTTGATGAGATGGATAACAACCTTAGTA